CTCCAGCACAGGCAACTTACCCACATTGGCGGCTTGCTGTGCAGCGCAGGCGGTGTACATGACCTCAAGCCCCATGTTCGGACCTACGCCATTCGATGACCATTCCACCAAACCGATTTCCTTGTTGTAAAACTTGACGATGAATCCGCGCTTGTGGTCGGGGGACGGCTGTGCTCCTTTCTTGCCAAGCGTTGCATCGGCTTGCCAATCGCGCAGTCCGACACCGAGTGCCAGCCAACCTGTTTGCACATCATTGATGTCGAACACAACTTTCTTGAGTTGGATTTCTTCACCGAGATTGTTTGTCCAAGCGTTTGCTTGTGGAGAAAAGCGGATGTAGTTTCCAGAGCCGCCAGCAGAAGAGAGGTTTAGCATTTTGCGTTTCGCTTTCAAAGTTTCAGGGGTTGCATTATTGACTCAACCCGCGATCTCTCGCAAGTGTGAGTCCACTTGATACCTTGACCGATAACTCGTCCAAGATAACTCTTTGTTCCTTTGGCAGTAGCTTTTCCGCTGCCGCAGGAGAAATTAGTGTCGTATCGAAAATCTGAGTTCGGGTAAGTCCCAACTCGGCCAACTTGTCAGCGGCCTTGTCGCCATCCAACCATTTGCGCGTTGGGCGTTTCGGTGCGAGCTGCCAGCCTTGCAACACCATGCCATCCTTTTCCATGGCTTGCATTGCGTGCTCTTCCACCGCCTTGATGAATTTCTCAACCATCGGTGCTTTGTCCAGAATGGCGCTGATCTGATCCGGAGTGAGTGTCTTCATCACCTCCGCGATCTCATCTTTGTTCATCGCGGTGATGTCTGTCTGTGTGGCCACGACATCAAATTGCTGTTTCTGCTTTGGGCAAATGGTCTTCGCGTCACACCACTGGCAGGCTGACTCCGACATATAGAGTGGCGGTTCATCGAGCTGTGTGGCGATCATCGCGGGACGCAGTATCTTCTCTTCCCACTCCCACAACTCTGCTGCTGGCATCACAAGAGTGCGCGGCTCGCCTGAGTGCGGTTGCACAATCGTGAGATGGAATTCTTTGATCCAATCGCGCCCCATGCCCTGCGTGTACGCAAGCGCGTAAATCTTGAGCTGTGTTGAGTCCTCTGACACATAGCCCTTGCCAGTCTTGAGATCAGTGACATAGACCTTGCCTGACTGCATGGAGTAACCCACGACATCAGCAGTGCCGCCCACTTGGATGTATTCAGCAGACTGATACTTGACTGGGTGCTCGACATTCATGCGCTCTGTCAGCCCTTCGATATTCCAAATCTCGGTGAGGTAGTCGAGTGCCATCTGACAATCGTCAGCGTCCAAGATCACGCCTTCAATCTCCTCGCCAATGAATTTCATGGGATCGGTGTCCAACTGATAGCAAGTCTCGGCCAGCGCGTGAATGGCAGTGCCAAGCTGTGCGGCTTCACCTGATGGGCGTTGCGGTACTTGAGCGCAGAGCTTCACCGAGCCTGGACACGCTATCCACCGTGATGATGCCGAGGGTCTTAGTCTTCTTTGTTTGATTGCCATGTGTCTCTTTCCAAATGATGGTCATTGATGATGACTTGGTACGCCAACTGCCTTACCTCATGGCTGACAGCGTGTCCAAGGTCTTCGGGGTCTAGGATGCGTTTGAGTAGCACCACCTTGTCCTGATTTGCTTTGCGTTGCAACTCCAACTGAGTGCCCAACCAGATGATGTGCTCGCGCATAACTTGTCTTTCTTTATCTTGCATGGTCAGTCTCCGCAGAAGCAAGCAATTGATTCGTCATCTGGTCCAAACATATCTGTCTGATCAGCAGCAAATTGAATCATTGATGCGTATGACGGACGGTCGGAACGGAACACCGCACCGCTTGGCTTGGATGCCAATGCCAATGCCAATGCCTCCATTTTTGCCCACCAAATACCACGCTCTGGCTTTTCCGCAATTAGAGATAACACTTGAGCACCGCCTTTTAAGAAGCATAAATCGCAATTGCCGTGATATGTCACGCCATTGATGTTTGGCAATTGCAGATCAAATAACTGATTGCGCCAAAACTCACCAACTGTTTCTTTTGTCACTCCAGCTGAAACTAAAGGGATGCGTGACTTATCTTCGATCTTGGCGGCGCGTCTTTGTTCATCTGCACGCATTCCGATCCAATCCATTTTCTCGTTGTGATCCCAACCAAGTGATTTCAGATATTTGTGGATGGTGCGAATCTTTAACTCAGCAGTACAAAATCTTGTTACTGGATTTGGCAAGTAATTGCGCTTTTTAATCAGCGCCTCAAATGGCTCACCATCTCTGCTGGCGGTTTCAAATGTCACACGCTCAAAGGCTGGATCAGCATCACGAAACTCCACCCAATGAATCTCAACATTCCACTGCTCAGAGCAATCCTGTACAAAGCGCAATGTGGCCTCGTCTTCTTTGCCAGTATTTGCAAAGCAAACGATGGCCTCATCAGGCAGGCCGTTATTTGATTGCAGTACACGCCACAGCATATACGCGCTGGTGCGGCCACCGCTGAAGCTGATACAGGTCGGCTCAATGATCTTGAATGGGTCAGCCATGATGCTTGCCCCAATATGCGATCAAGGCAGCGTCCGATCTGCCGTCATCCTTGACGCGCTTGAAGTCGGCCTGATTGCTTGGAAAAAGTTCCATGGCTCTTGCGCGGCTGGCATCCTTGCCCTGTCCACGGCCAACGGCCTTCACCCAAGTGGCCGGTGCGACATATGTCACTGGCAGTTTGAACGCGGCCAGAATGCCCTCGATCATGCCAAAGCTGCGCCCAAAGCTGAAGACGCTTGTCACGCCCTGGCCAGCCATTGCTGACACGCGCTCGCAGTAGACATGACAGTCTTTGCCAGAGTACAGGTACAGCAGCTCGGCCAGCTCGCTGGCGCTGACCTGCCGCTTGGCTTTGCCGTTGCGCTCCACCGTCATAGTCGGCATATCGAATATCTTCAGGCTTTCGGGCGAGATGACGGCCACAGCGCCAGACAGACCAGGATCGATTCCGATAATTCTCATTTAAATTTCACCAATAATTTTGACCAAATGTATCCACCGCCAACTTTTGCAATGAATTGCAATGCAACAATTTCTAGCATTAGACCGCCAAAGGCAATCGTTGGAAAAACAATAGAGTCAACCAATGCGCCAGCGGTATTTGATCCATTGACCCGAATCATCCAATCTTTACCTTTGAGATATTGATAGGCTAATGAATCAGCAACCATTGACAAGCTGAATGCCGCCAAAGATGCAAAGGCAATCATTCCTGTTGCTGGATTGATGGCATAAGAAATGATGCTGGCAGTTGCAATCAAGCCACCCATCTTTATGGCTAACTTGTCACCTTCCCAAAGATCATGCAACTTGTCACGCAATGACAAATCTAATCCAATCAAGACAAAGGCATTGACAAGACTAAACCAGACTCCTAGCCAAGCAACCAACAGATTTGCGGCAACCAATGCGGCAATGTAAATGAATGCATAAATCATATTAACTTCTCCTGTAATGGTTTTTCTTCCCACAAAGCTAGGGGGTTTCTTGCATCAATTCTTTTTGCCATACAGCCAGCACATTCGATATGTTCTGCATGGTGTAAAGCAACATTTGTAGAGTCTGCACTTGCTAATGGGTATCCTGTTTGTCCCAACATCCTCATGCCATGTACCCAAGGTATTTGTCTTCCATAGGTTTTAACCAGTGCATTAAATGCCTCATCCATCCTGCCGCACCATTTTGTAGTGCCAATCTGCCAATATTCCCCTGCTGACCCAAAGCACACCCGCCCCCATTGGTCACATAACTCTAGCAAATATGAAATTGGCAAGCCTAAATGCCATACAGGAATTCCAAATTCTTTACGGAAACACCAAGTTTTAACCATCTCTTTTTGTTGTTCGACAGTCCCATCAATTACATCAGGAACAACCGCCCAATGAGGATGCGCCAGCAAAGGCTCAACCCACTTATAAAAGCCAGTTAAGTTGAATTCCAATCCTCTTGTTTTGGCACTAAATGCGCCGTTGTCCAGCATCAAGGATTGTCCAATCTGTAAACATCTTTGCAAATCATCAGGTCTGGCGTAGGAAATACAAAAGTTTTTCCCTGCCATTGTTTGAATTGCTTTGATGGGACTGATTGGAGTGCCGTGATAGTGAATCATTTGACGGCATCCTCCATGGCTTTGTTGAGCACCTGCAAACGCGCTGAAATGAGCGCATTGGCGGCCTCTTCCAAGCGTATGACGGTGCTGTAAAGTGGCTCTGTCTGACCGTTAACCCAGCGCGAGAGCTGCGCCTGATCAATCTCTGCGACTCGGCACAAGTCCGACATCCGATAACCGGCTGACTCGATCTTGTATTTGATGTCGTTTATGGCTTGCTGTGCAATTTTCATGTGTATGATGTTAACCATGTTTTGTGAAGATGGTCAAGTGTACAGGGAAAAAAGGGGATCAGCGAACCGATCCCCAAAAGGCAACTGCGCGAAAGCAGAAACGCGCAGAGACATTGTAGGGTATGAAATACCTGACTAACTTGTAGGTGATTTGACAGATATGCAAATACTGATATGATTTACTTGTCAACAACTTGAAAGGCTTTTATGAACCACACACAACACGCTATGACGGTGGAGAACCACCGCAAACTCAGCAAACGCGCTGAGTCAGCCTATGACTACCTGCTGTGCCTCGCCATTGGCGTAGGCTTGGCCGCACTGCTCGTAGCATGGTGGTCATCATGAACAACCCACCAGCATTTCCAACAGGCACAGGGGTTGCGCCATACAACC